AACTTATTTAGTGTAGCACCATAATTATTTTTAAAATCTTTCTTATTATCAATTTCTGGGAAATTATAGAACTCTAGTCCACGGTCTTGTAGATTGAGAGCTTTCTCTGCAATATTCTTAAGAATCTGACCACCAGATAGATCTCCAAGATATCTTGTATAATGATGTCCTATTAGGAGTTCTGGATCCTCATGAGCAACCTCTCCAATACGAGCAACATATTGTTTACATGCTTGTGTAGGGTAGATAGTATCTTTCCAGTTATAACCATAAAAATATTCACAGTCCTTTGCTAGTGCATCAACACGATAAAGTTCTGGAATATTTAAAGGTGAAACTAAAGGATTATCTTTTAATCTTCTAGTTTCCTTTTCTATCTCATGGTATACAAAATAAAAATTACTAATAAGTTGTCTATAATTTTCTTCACTTACTACACCACGGAGAAATGACGAAACAAATTTTGTGTTCTCTGCTGCTGAATGAGATTGTTTAGTTCCCTCTTTCAGATCTTTTGCGAGTCCCATATACAAATTACTACTGTTTATATTATAACATATATTTTATTCATTGTCAGAAGACAATGATGCTTTGTACAAATTCATTTGTTCAGTAGCAGTTGGTTGACCATCTGGACCCCATTCTTGATCTTCAACTTCTGATTCATAAATTTGAGAGGTAGAATCATTTGTTTTTTCCAACGAGTTTCCAACACTAGACGGTGTTGGTACACCACCATTAGGATAAAAACTTCTCTTATCAAGGGAATTGATAGGACCAAAGAAGTATCTATCATAAGTAAATGTTACTTGAACTTCTAATACTTGGTTACCATCATAAGAAACAGGCATTGCTGATATAGCAACAGGAAACGCATTTAAAAAAGTATATTCAACACTTCTAAAATGGTCTTTATTAAATTTTTGTATTCTTATAGTATCTACTTTATATTCTTTTGGCCACTGCATACGATGATAGTATGCAATATGAGATGTATCTGCACTATCATTTGATGTGCCATAATGTGATCCAGAAGCTATAAACTCATGCCACAGTTCAAAGAATTGTAATGCTCTATAATCACTATCAACATAGAAAGTAAAAGAAGAATCTGTATAAACCCTTGAGTGAGCAAACTTTTCCACTATACCCATTCTATTACCTTCAACCTGTGCTGTAGCCATTGAAGTTGCTGGTAACTCAGCACTATTACACAATAAACCAAGGTCTCTACTAATAAAGAAATTACTAACTCTAGGTTGTCTGGAATTAATATATCCTCTAAGTTCTTGCATAGCAGCAAAACCACTGAAGAAAACTTCATAATGGTTTGTAGTAGCAACTTTTTGAAATAGACTACGAATCTGTTCTGTTTTCTTTACTCTTGGGTAGACTGGCACAATAAATACCTTTAGGGATCTTTACGACATATGGCTCGTTCAGGAAGATACAGACCTTCTAATATAACAAAGTATAGAGGGGACTATCGTAATATTATTTATCGTAGTTCTTGGGAAAAAATTTTTATGCGTTATTGTGATAAGAATGATAACATCATAGAATGGGGAAGTGAGGAAGTAATAATACCATATAGATCACCACTTGACAATAGATTACATAGATATTTTCCCGACTTTTATATAAAAGTAAAAGACCTTTCAGGAGCACCTAAGAAGTATATTATTGAAATTAAACCTAAAAGACAATGCACTGAACCAAAAATTCAGAAGACTAAAAGTAGAAAGTATGTAAGAGAAGTGATGGAATATGCTAAGAACCAAGCAAAATGGGATGCAGCAAAAGACTGGTGTGCTGATAGAAGAATGGAATTTAAAGTACTAACGGAGGATAACTTAGGTGTCAAGTAGACTTCAACCCATTATAGATGATTTTGTAGGGACAGAAGATCCTGAAGATACTATGCTGGAAATTTTAGATGCTTTACAGGATAGTAAAACTATTCTTCCTGAAGAAGGTGGTTTCTATACCTTTGTATATCTACCAAAGACTCCTAATATAGAATATGATGAATTTCCTTTGATAGCATGTATGGAATTAAAACAATGGGGTTTTAGAGGATTTAATTATCATTGGGGTAAAATGAGAAATTATACATGGGCAGAAGTTGTTGGAGAATTTCATGAACTAGAAGTAATTGAATTGGAACATGCTAGATCACTGGGATATGCCAAATTCAAGCTAAATATATAAAAACAGTGTAAAATAGTGGCAAATACACAATTTGGAGATAAAATATTAAGATATCCAGAGGATATGATTGATCAATCCACTGACTATTTTCAAATTGAAGTTTTAAAACAGAAAAAAACAAGTGGTGGTTTTAATGCTATATCTGGTGTTCAAGAAACCTTTGCAGGTCCATTTGCCGATCCAAATAAAGCTGTTAAAAAAAGTGGTGGTATTAAAGGACTTTATAAAGGTGATATAGGAACTGGTAGTGCAACAACTGCTGCTGATAAGTATGGAGATTTGCCTACTTCTCATGTAATGATATTACCAATACCACAAAATATAAAAGATAATAATGGAGTAACATGGGGAGAAAGTAAATTAAACGATTTTGCTGCTTTTGGTCTTAGTCGAATTGGAGAAGCAATGAATGCACCGACTGGAATGGATTTATTAAAAACAATTCCAGAAACATTTGCAGGAGCTGGGACTAAAGAGGCAGCTGCAAGAGGTACTCAAGTATTAAATTATGGAAAAATTGTTGCAGCAGCCGCTGCTGCTAATGCTTTAGGTGCAAATGTCACCGTAGGTGGATTGCTTTCAAGGGCTAGTGGACAAATAATTAACCAAAACCTTGAAATGGTTTTTAGTGGTGTTAAAGTAAGATCTTTCAACTTCGCATGGGACTTAGTTCCTAGAAGTAAAAGTGAATCTATAATGGTAGAAAAAATAATTAAAGTTTTAAAGATGACAAGTGCAGCAAAAATGGATAAAGATAACTTAGGATTTTTAAACGCTCCTGATGTATACAGAATAAAGTATATGAAAGGTGGTAAACCACATCCATTTCTCAATCGATTTAAAACATGTGCCTTACAAAACATAGCAATGAACTATACAGGAAGTGGAACATATGCAACTTATCGTGAAGGGACTCCAGTTCATATGAAAATAGATTTATCATTTACTGAATTAAATCCAATTTACGCAGAAGATCAAAAAGAAATTACAAGTGGAGTTGGTTACTAATGTCAAAACACTATTTTAGAAATATACCTAATATTGGGTATAAGAATACTCTATCTTCATCAGTAGATAGAGAAAATTATGTATATGCAAAAAACTTATTTTTAAGAGCAAAAATTAGAGATGATGTAAAAAAAGAAATTACATTTTTACAATCATACTTTATTGAAGACGGTGTTAGACCAGATACAGTTGCAGAGCAACTATATGGCAACTCAGAATATGATTGGATTGTATTAACTGTTTCAAATACAATTAATGTTAGAGATGAATGGCCAATGTCTAATAATGTATTATACAATTACTGTGAAAATAAATATGGTACTGACTTAAATGCAACTGCATTTTATGAAACAACTCAAGTAAAAGATGCACAGGATAGATTGATTTTACCAGCAGGTAAGGTTGTAGATTCTAATTTTACAATTCCAGATCCAGATACTCATAATATTACACTTAACCCTGTAATAGGTATATCAAATTATCTAGCAGAGACTAGAAATAATGAAAAGAAAAGAAATATTAAAATTATGAGAAAAGAATATCTAACAATGTTCTTAATGGATATGAAGGAAGCTTTAGAATATACCAAATCATCTCAGTTTGAATCTCGATTCTTAAAAAACGCACATAATCCTACCTAAGTTTAGGTCCATTAGCCCATCCTACCAACACTAATCTTTGCCCTTTAGTGATAGGAGATGCTTTATGTGGACACCTAGCATCAAAAACAACTGCAGCACCTTTGCTTTTAGGTATTTCACAATACTGGTTAAGATAATCTACAAGAATTAACTCCCCACCCTCATAATCTTCGGGACTTGAGAGTTGAATACTTGTACTCAATTTCCTCCATACATCTTTCTGTGGTGCAATACCATAGTCACAATGCCATGAGAACTGTCCACCTTCATTATACCTGAGAATTTGAAATTCAAAGGTATTAATATCCATTTGATAATTTTTATTATTGATAAAATTAAACATGTTTATTCCCACCATATGTGGGAAACTATTTCTTAAAGGAACATGTATATCACAAACTCTAAAATCTTTTTCTGCTACTTTCCCAGTTTTTTGATCATAATGGTCTTGCTTACATGTTAACCACGAATCTTCTGGTATATTTTTACAGTACTCATCCAACCCTTCAATTGCATCCTTACTCAAAGCAACAATATAAAAAGGATCTTCACGAGAATAGTTATACTCATCATGTTGAGCAGTATGCTCTTTAAATTCAACCATTAAATCAATGCTTCTAATTCAGATATGGTAGTAGCGTTATTAATTGTTGTATATGGTACTGAGGGATTTGATTTAAGAGATGCAGATTCTCCCTTCATATCTGCTATTGCTTGTATATCTGCATTTTCCTTCTTAATTGCAAGATATTTTGTTTCTAATGTCTCAGTGGTAAGTGTTTTTGCTTTAGTAAGATTCGCTGTAACAGTCTTACTTCCATGATTATATGTCCATGCAGATCTAAAATCCTTAGAAGGTAGATCGGCAGGATCAATCACAGAATAATCTGAGGTTGGAATATCCTTTGCTATGACAGCTTCATCCGATAGAGCACAATCCATTGTAGGAATTACTACTCTACAGTTACCGTTAGCATCAGAATATGCGATAACTTTATTGCGTGACATTATGATGTAGGTGCTGCAGTTACTACAATATTGATAGCAGTTGGTTCTGCTTTTAATACTTTTGCTTTAGCTTGATCTACATTGGTAGCATAAACATCAGTTTTGCTTCCTGCTGCTCCTGTTATATCATAAGTAGCAGTATAATGGGTTCCTGAAAACGGCATTGTTACGATAATATGTTTTAGTTATTTATGAACAATATAATCACCAATTACCAAAATATCAATATCCATCGCCACAAATGCTTGCACTGCCTGGTATGGATTTTCAATAATTGGTTTTCCATTATCATTAAATGAAGTATTTAATACAACAGGTGGATCCAGTTTAGTCAGTAACTCATAAACTTTTGGATTTTGGTTTTTATTAACAGTTTGAATCCTACATGTATTATCAACATGATTAATAGCAGGTAATTCATCAGTTTTTGATGTTTGAGTGTAGAGCATATATGGACTAATAAATCCCTCTACAAAATAATCAGAAACTTTTTCCTCTAATACAATACCAGCAAAAGGTCTCCAATATTCTCTGTGCTTAACTCTCTTATTCATTATATCCTTATTCTCTGCTTTAGTAGGACTCATGAATATAGACCTAGATCCTAGTGCTCTAGGACCATGTTCTGATCTACCTTGAAACCAAGCTACGATAGATCCATTACCAATTAAATTAGCAACTTTTTGAGATGTATATTCTTCATAATTAAGATCATATAGTTTAAGATATTGCAAAACTTCATCAGATTGATATGTGGGACCAAGTAAAGCAAGATTGTCTGGTACAGAAATAGTTTCATTATTATCAAAACATCCCCAAATAGCTGCACCAAAATGAACACCAGAATCATTTACAAAAGGTGGTATATGAATACTATCAAATAAACCACTTTTTTTAATTAAAGTATTTGTTACAACATTCAGAAAACAACCACCAGCAAGACAAAGATTATCATCCAAATGCCTCTTTCTCAATGATCTTATAAAATTAAGCATTCCATTTTCAAAAGTTTCTTGAAGATAGAAAGCTGCATCTTCTGGAGTAAATATGTTATTCCAATTTTTTAAACTATATTTTGATTTATCCGAAAATGCAGCAAATGTGATATGAGGAATTGTATGATCACTTACAAGATATCCCTTTTCGTCTACAGTATGAGACCCATAAGCAGATAATCCCATTACCTTACCAGTAGAAGCATCAACATCACCCCAATTTTTTACTATACTTTTACCAATTTTTTGTTCATATATCATTCTAGATGCAGATTGATATAATTGACCGAAGCTATTATAAAGATTTTCATGCATATTATGGAATTTAAAAATTCCTTTTTCTTTATTAAAATATCCTATTGAATTATTTTCAATATAATCAATACATTCACGAAATTCATCATGAATGGCAGACCCACCACCATCAAATGTTAAAAAACTACCCTCATTAAAAGGAGAAGTAAATACAGTAGAAGCAGCATGACAAAGATGATGACCAATATAATTAATTTCTGCCCTAGGAAGATATGATTTAATTAAATTTTCTGCTTCTCCACTATAAATTTGTTTTAAAGCAATAAAATGATGTACTGGTGCAATATACACAGCATCTACATCATCTCTAGTAATATTTCCTTCTTTAAGAACTATATCTAATGAATAAAAAGGAAAATTGCCATCATACTTTTCTTTAGTATATCTCTCTTCATTAAGACTGCATATATGTTTACCATCCATAAAAAGAGTACACCCTGAGTCATGAACCCAAGGTGTATCTGCTGTTGTGATCTTTTCATTGGCATCCCAATCAAAAGCTCCATATAAACCAATAATATTCATTAATATTACTCTTCAGCTAATTGCTGAAAATAAGATAATGCGTCATCATTACCTTCAGGTACTGATGCTACAACTGGTTCACGCTCAATGTCCTCTTCTTCAACTACTTGACGAGCAGGTGCTGCCTGTGCAAGTTTAAGAACGGAGTCAAGACGCTTTTTAAGTTCATCATAAGTTTTAAACTTATCAGCAGAAATTAATTCCTGCAATGAATACTCTTTCTTCCATAATGCTTCTAAAGCATCATCATCTTTAAGGAGTGGGTTAGGAGCAGCAAACTCAGAACTATCATAGTTCCAGAAACCTGCTACTTTCTTAATCTTAACCTTA